ATGTACGAGGCATTCGAGTTGGACGCACGTGATGAGGTGCGCTTCGTTTGGGACGAAACGGTGCGTGAAGCGCTTGAGGCTGAAATTCAGAAGACACTGGAGCTCAATGGGCGGTGTTCAGTAACCCACTTGGAGACCACCGGTAAAGATCAAGAAGGAAATGATCAGGTCCAGCATCTGATTCTGGTTCGTCACGGCGGGCCGCTTTCAAGCGTCGCAGAATTTCTTGAAGCCGATGGCACAAGGAAAGAGCGCTACTACCGCCCTCTGAATGAGGCGACGCTGCTCTATGTCCCCGACGAAGGCGTGCTGGAGATTTTCTCTGCCAGTCCTGCGGTAAGGCAAAGGGTCGCTGCGGCTTTCGCCCAGGTTGGCCTGAAGATGGATCTTTCTGACCGGCCGTTGACGCTCAAGCAATATGACCTCTCACGCTTTTTGAGTTCATTGAGTTTGAGTACTCCGACGCTTCCAGGGTTCGATATTGAGCGAGTCGCTGTCGTCGAAGTCGACTGCAGGCCTGACAACCCAAAGCACAGGGCTGGCCTCAAGGTAACGCTGGCTGATGACATCGAGGCTGTGGCCCAAGCCATGTTTGGCCAAGATCACATCTTTAAGAAGGCAGGGCGCAAGAACTGACGTGGTTAAACCGCGCCATAGAAAGAGGAAAGCATGGCCACAAGGGGGCGCAAACCGGCGCCGATAGAACTCAAACTGCTAAAAGGTAATCCGGGCAAAAGACCCATCAACGCCAAAGCATCTGTGTTGCAACAGCCCGAGGCGCTGGCTGAAGACGCCGCGCCAGGCATGTTGCTCGATGAGGCCAAGCCTTACTGGGACCACGCGATCGCGCATGCGCCGCGCGGCCTGCTGCGCAAACTCGACATCTACCTTTTGGCGGCGTGGTGTAACGCGGCTTATCGCTACGAATACAACATCAGGCTGGCGGCCAAGTCCGACGTCATTCCAGTGCGCGGGGCCAAACTCGCAGGTCTGGACGCCAAAGACCGCCCGGTTATGCACAACCCGTTCTCGACGGCGGCCAGGGCCTACCTCAAGGATATGACTATGTTGGCTGCGGAGTTGGGCTTTACGCCGAGCTCACGCGCGCGACTTGGCGCGGCAGAAAGCACCGTCTCGGACGTAGAGGACCCCTGGGCGCAAATTGCCGGGTAAGGCGTGCGCTGCACGCAGTCAGTCAGGCCGTCAGCTTGGCCGATACCAGGCGATTGATGCTCAGACCCTGTTCGGCAGCCTCCGTGGCCAAAGCCCTATGCACCGATGACGGAATGCGAACCATGAAGCGACCACTGAACTTTTTCTCTGCCAGTGCTTCAGGAACTGGCTCCCCCGAGGCCTCCATGTCGGCCACCGCATCGGCCACCACCCGGCGAATGCCCGAGAGCGCTTTTTCAGGGGTGGGTGCGAGCCAGGACAGCGAGGGAAATTCTGCGCAAAGCCCAACGTGCTCGTTGTCCTCGCCAGACCAGGTGACGCGGTAAGTGTAGTGATTGATGTTCATGCCTATGCTCCTAGACGTTCGATGGCCAGCAGCACCTGCCGGACCTGATAAGCCTTTGCCTTGCCTTTGTCGTTTTGAATATTTACCCGCGGATCTCCCTGCCAGGGTGTCTTGTAGACAGCGTGACTGCTGCCGCTTTGCCTGGGCTTCCCAAAATACGCCTCGCACACCTTTTGAAGATCGGCAAAGCGAACGTTGGTGGGCGCTTTGCGCATCTGCTCAAGGATTTTTTCGGTGCCGCTCATCACCAAATGGTATCAATAACGGTATCACTTGTCAAATCAGATGAGCGCTCGAACCAAGGATCGCGCTAGCGACTACGCGATGAGCGCCAAGCGGTACGCCGAGCAGGTGGTGTCTGGGGAAATCCTGGCTTGCCGCTGGGTGCAGCGGGCCTGCCAGCGACAACTGGATGACCTCGCCAAGTTCAAAGGAAAAGCCAGCCCCTACCTTTTCAACCCCAAGCTCACGGACAAGGACGGCAGGGGCTTCCAACCGGCTGACAACCTGTGCGCGTTCATCGAACGGTTACCCCATGTGAAAGGACCGCTGGCAGGCGAGCCGATTCACCTGGAGCCCTGGCAGGCCTTCATCCTGACAACGGTTTTCGGATGGGTCAAACCCAATGGCACGCGGCGCTTTCGGCGTTCGTACATCGAGGTGCCCCGGGGCAATGCGAAGTCGACCCTGTCCTCGGCCGTAGCCCTTTACATGCTAGCGGCCGACCGTGAAGGCGGTGCCGAGGTGTATTCGCTGGCAACCACGAGAGACCAGGCACGGATCGTCTTTGGCGATGCGCAGACCATGGCCAGGCGCAGTCCGGGATTTCGGCGCAGGTTTTCGGTGGAGGTTGGCGCGCACAACATGCATGTGCTGGCCTCAGGCTCAAAGTTTGAAGCCTTATCGGCTGAGGGATCGACCCTGGACGGTCTGAACATCCACTTCGGATGCGTGGACGAGCTTCATGCACATAAGACCCGCACCGTCTACGACGTGGTCGAAACCGGTACCGGCAAGCGAGACAACTCTTTGCTTTGGGTGATCACCACCGCGGGCAGCAATCGCGCTGGCATCTGCTACGAGGTCCGCACCTTCGTGACCAAGTTGCTCGATGGCGTGTTTGAAGATGACACCCAGTTCGGAATCATCTACGGCTTGGACGACGGGGACGACTGGACTTCCGAGAGTGCGCTGATCAAGGCCAATCCCAACTGGGGTATCTCAGTACGACCGGAAGTCCTGGTGCCGCTGCAGGCCAAGGCCATGCAGTTGCCCAGCGCGGTCAACAACTTCAAGACCAAGCACCTCAATGAGTGGGTCAACGCGGATACCGCGTGGATGGACATGCGGGCCTGGGATGCCTGTGGCGACCCGACGCTCGACATCGAGGCCTTCACCGGCCAGCCTTGCTGGATCGGACTGGATCTGGCCAGCAAGACGGACATCGCGGCGTTGGTACTGGTGTTTCCGCACCCCGAAGTTGCAGACGCCTACGTGGTCTTTGGCAAGTACTACCTGCCCGAGGACACGGTAGCCGCCGCGGGCAATAGCCAGTACGACGGCTGGATGCGCACTGGGCGTCTGACCGTGACGCCTGGAAACGTGATTGATTTCGGCTGGATCGAGGCAGACCTGCTGGAGTTGGCCTCGCGCTTTGAAGTGCAGGCGGTGGCCTTCGACCCGTTCCAGGCCACCCAACTCTCGACCCGGATGCTGGCCGAAGGCCTGCCCATGATTGAAGTGCGACCGACGGTGCTGAACTTCAGTGAGCCGATGAAGACGCTTGAAGCCCTGGTGCTTCAGAAAAAGCTCACCCATGACGGCGACCCGGTGCTCACCTGGATGGCCAGCAACGTGGTGGCGCACCTGGACGTCAAAGACAACATCTACCCAAGGAAGGAGAGGCCAGAAAACAAGATCGACGGCATCGTGGCACTGATCATGGCGCTCTCGAGGGCTATCAAGCCCGGGGAGAACGTGGTGCTGGGATCCGACTACGAATTGATGCTGCTCTGAGCGAGCTGACCGGATTGTTTTCTGACATTTACCGATGGGACTACTGAATTTCTTCGAGCGATTTCGTGCATCGAGCGATGACAGATCCACTTTGGGAGACTTTTGGTTTGAGCCGGTCTCGATCCGGTCGGCAACGGGTCTGCGCGTCTCGCCTGATGGGGCGCTTCGCCTCTCGGCGGTGTATGCCTGCGTACGCATCTTGTCAGAGACGATGGCATCGCTTCCGATCGTGCTGTATCGAAAGCGTGAAGACGGCGGCAAAGACCGGGTGACCGATCACTGGCTTTACCGGCTGTTGTGCCGTCGTCCTAACCGCTATCAAAACCCTTTTGAGTGGCGGGAGATGCTTCAGGGCCACCTTGCGCTCAGAGGCAATGCCTACTGTCAGATCATCACCAACCCCCGTGGCGAGATCACCGAGTTGCTGCCTATCCATCCCGACCGGGTCCGCGTTGAGGTGATGCGCTCTGGCGAGTTTCGATATCGAATCACCGATCGCTTTGGCGATGAAACCGTCCTTGCCCGAAGCGCCGTCTGGCACCTGCGAGGGCTGTCCTCTGACGGCGTCATGGGCATGAACCCGATTGAACTTGCACGTGAAAGCCTTGGGATCGCGCTCGCTGCGCAGGACTATGGGTCACGCTTTTTTGCCAATGATGCCAAGCCATCGGGCGGCTGGATTGAGTTTCCGGGCTCCTTCAAAGATCCCGAGGCTAAAAAGGTCTTTCGCGAGTCCTACCAAGCGGCCCAGTCAGGTGCCAACCGCGGCAAGGTGCTGGTCCTGGAAAACGGGATGAAGTTCCATGAGGTGGGCGTGACCAACAAGGACGCCCAGTTTCTGGAGCTTAGAAAGTTCCAGATCACCGATATCGCTCGGCTATTTCGGGTGCCGCCCCACATGATTGCAGACCTGGACCGCGCCACGTTTTCGAACATCGAGCAGCAGTCGCTCGAGTTCGTGATGCACACCATGACGCCCTGGGCCGAACGCTGGGAGGCATCGATCGAAGCGGAACTTCTGCTCGATAACGATCCGCTGGAGATTGAGTTTGACTTTGCCAACCTCATGCGCGGTGATGCAGCCAGCCGCTCGGCCTACTACCAAAGTGGAATTCAAAACGGCTGGCTCACGCGCAACGAGGCGCGGATCGCCGAGAACCTGAACCCCATTGACGGCTTGGACGAGCCGCTTCGGCCGCTCAACATGGTCGAAGAAAACCACGCTGACAAGGCCGACCCAGAAACCCAACGGACTGGCCAGCGTCCAGATGACACGTCCGAATCCGACTCAGACGCCTTCGGCGCATCTGATCCCCCGATCCACCGAGGAACCTACTCATGAATCCATCCCTGCTGGTCGCTGAATGTCTGGCTACCCCCTGGGCGCTGATGCCAGAGCGCCTTCATGCGCTTGCAAGCGTTGTCACCCGCTGGTCAGTGGGCAATGCGGCCGACCCCGATACCCTCAAACAAATCGAAATTGACCGCGTTGCCCGCGAGATCCGCCGCGCATCCAATGCTGCGCCTGCTCCAAGTGGAATCGCCGTTCTTCCTCTTTACGGGGTCATCACCCAGCGCGGCAATATGGTCGATGCCGTTTCGGGCCCAGGGATGACAAGCACGCAGCAGTTTTCTGCGGCCTTGCGTGAACTCGTTGCCGACAAGAGCGTCAGCCAGATCCTGATCGACATCGATAGTCCTGGCGGCAGTGTCTATGGCGTTTGCGAACTGGCCGACGAAATCATGGCGGCGCGGGCGCAAAAGCCTGTGGTGGCCATCGCCAACTCCCTGGCCGCCTCTGCGGCCTACTGGATTGGCTGCGCTGCCAGCGAGTTCTACGTCACCCCTGGGGGTGAAGTTGGGTCGATTGGCGTGTGGCAAGCGCACCAGGACTTCAGCCGGGCACTTGATGAGGCCGGTGTTACCACCACGCTCATTTCGGCGGGCAAGTTCAAGGTCGAGGGCAACCCCTACAGCCCGCTCGACTCAGAGGCGCAATCTTTCATGCAGTCCCGGGTGGACGAGTACTACGCTGCCTTTGCCAAAGCCGTCTCGCGCGGCCGGGGGATTCCGATCGCGCAGGTCCGAGATGGGATGGGTCAAGGCCGGGTTGTAGGCGCGCAAGTCGCTCTTGAGCAAAACATGGTGGATGGCGTTGCCACGCTTGAGGACGTGCTCAGTCGAATGCAAAAGCGCGACAGGCAGAGCCCGCCCGGTTTGAGATCGCGTACTTCTCAGATCGATCGCGCGCGTGCGGCTCTCGTGCTGCTGGGATAGCCGTCAATTCGTTTCAATTCTTCAAGGAGAACGCATATGTTTCCCAACGCAAAGGGCAGTGAACTGCTCGCCATCCTGGCTACGCTCGATCCCTCCAGCCAAGCGGCCGGAACTGTTACTACGGGCTGGATCTCAGTGGCAAACCACCACGGCCTTCTGGCCATTGTCCAGACCGGCGTGCTCGGCACAGGCGCTACGGTCGATGCCAAGCTCCAGCAGGCCCAAGATGCCTCGGGCACCGGCGCCAAGGACATCACTGGTAAAACGATCAGCCAGATCGTCAAGGCCACCGGTGACAACAAGCAGGCGCTCATCAACGTCGAGCCCGAGGACCTTGATACGGTCAGTGGCTTTGGCTTTGTACGCCTGTCGGTCACGGTTGGGGTGGCTGCGAGCCAGACCGCCGCGCAGGTGTTGGGCATCAATGCTCGCGAACTGCCAGCAAGCACGGCTAACCAGGCTGCTGTCGCGCAGATCGTCTGATGCCGCTGCAACTCGTCACCCCACCTTCTACCGGTAACGGTGGTCGTGCGGTCCTTTTTCAAAACCCACCTGGAGGCCTTTCATGCCTAGTACTGCGATCACCGCGCAGGGCATCACCATTGCCCGATTCGGCACCACCACCTTTGAGACCATCCCCAACGTCGTGTCCTTCCAAGGACCCGGCGGCCAGGCATCGGTCATTGACATCACCAATCTGGCCTCGACTGCCAAGGAAAAGCGGGTTGGTCTTCGCGATGAAGGTCAGCTCTCGCTGTCGTTGCACTTCAATCCTGATGACACCGTCCATCAGGGGCTGCGCACTGACCGTGCGAATCGCGCCCGCCGGCAATTCAAGATCACCTTTACCGACACCACTCCGGCCGCGACCTGGACCTTCTACGGCTATGTGACGCAGTTCAGCGTCCAAGGCGGCGTGGATGCGGTGGTAGAGGCCAGTGTCACGATTGAAATCGATGGCGACATTACGGAGGCATGAAGCGCATGAATATTCTTTCCAAAGACGCCATCCTGGTTGCTGACGACCTGCCGCGCGAAACCGTTCACGTCCCCGAATGGGGTGGCGATGTTTACGTGCGTACGATGAGTGGCACCGATCGCGATGCCTTTGAGACCAGTCTCATCGCCCGCGAGGGTGAGCGGGACGGTCGCATGGAAAACGTCCGAGCCCGGCTCGTAGCCCTCACCCTGTGTGATGAGAGCGGCGTACGTCTTTTTGAGGATGGCGAGATTGCTGCCTTGGGCCGCAAGAGCGCCCGGGCGCTCGATCGTGTGTTTGCTGTGGCCCAGCGTCTGAACGGCATCGGTACCGAGCAGGCGGCAGCCGCAAAAAAGGCCTAAAGGCCAAGTTCGTGTGCGAGGAGTGGAGCCGATCCGTGGATGAGCCCAATGTCGAAACGGTGCGGGTCACCTTCAAACAGGTGTTTGATCTGTCATGACGGTAGCCGCGATTACCTCCGAAATCCAGAAGCTTGCGCCCAGCAGCGTGATCGAACTTTTTGTGCTGGATCTGGCACTGTTTGGTCAAGGACCGGTTCGCTTTCATGCCGGAACCAATGCCTTACAGCAGCGGGTTGTCTGGCAGGGCAACGCCTACGAGGCATTTCCCATTGAGGTCGAAGGCTTTGAATTCAATGGCAATGGCCAGGTACCTCGCCCGCGCCTGCGGGTCGCCAACGTCACAGGCGCCATCACGGCGCTGGTGCTCACCTACCAGGACCTCGTGGGCGCCAAGATCACGCGCAAGAGGACGCTTGCGAAATACCTCGATTCGGTGAACTTTGAGGGTGGTGTCAATCCGACAGCCGACCCCTCGGCCGAATTCGCTGATGACGTGTACTACGTCGACCGTAAGTCCAGAGAAACGCGGGATGTGGTTGAGTTTGAGTTGGCCGCATCGTTTGATCTGGAGGGGGTCACACTCCCTCGTCGGCAGATCGTTCAAAACGTGTGCCCCTGGCGCTACCGGGGGTCAGAGTGCGGTTACACCGGGACGGTCTACCTGGATGCCAATGACCAGGCGGTTGGCTCTAGCAGCCTGGATATCTGCGGCAAGCGCCTGTCATCGTGCAAGGCCCGGTTTGGGCAGAACGCTGAGTTGCCTTTTGGTGGCTTTCCGGCAGCTGGGCTGATTCGTTGATGCTGCCTGAGAACCAAGCCCTGGCGCTCGACCACGCCCGGCAGGCGTATTCAGGGCCAGACGGTCCGCGCGAGTCGTGCGGGCTGCTTGTCATCCGAAAAGGTCGGGAGGTTTACTGGCCGTGCCGAAACCTGGGTGTGGGAACCGATCAGTTCGTGATTCACCCCGAGGACTACGCCAAAGCCGATGAGCAGGGCCAGATCGTTGCCGTGGTGCAC